TTTAAAGGCATTGGAGAATATTGGCCAAAATATTTCTATGTTTCTATTTAGTCATCTTTTTGTGAGACAGGATCAACGTAAGTAATCATTTCAGGTTCAGCACTTCTCTTAATAACTTCCATTACTGCTAAGAACTGATCACCACTTTCACACTTAACAAATCTAGTTTCACCCTCATTACTAATTAAGGTAATTCTTTTTTTACAGACATCAACTATAATATCCTGTACTGTTTCTTCAGTATCCATTTAAATACTCCGATTTGTAATATGATACTATGTATTGCTTGTTTTGTCAATATTCATACTATGTCAACGTAATACCAAGTAACTGCAACTCTTTTTATACCTTTAGTAACAACCTGTCCAGAATGAGGATAACACCAATTTGAAGGAAAAATTAATCCATAACCTGCCTTTGGTTTAAATGTTGCATAAGGAAACTCTGTTCCACCACCCTCAAATCCATCATTCAAATAAAGAACTATTGATATTGCTCTATGATATTCAATTGCTTGTTTATCAACGTGTTGATCAGAATGAAAATTATATTTCTGATTCTCTGAATATTGAAGTACTTGTATACTTTCTCTCCAAGAAGTTGTTCCAATTCCACCAGGAACTGGATAATATTTAAAAGTATCAGATATTTTAATTACTCTCTTCCTATATTCAAGGAGAGCATTATTCATACTTTCATGAAGTATTTTAGTTACTTCATGATCTTTTTTTAAATATACACCTAGACTAGATCTAACAGAGGTATCAACCTTGTTATCTTCTTTACCAAGTAATCCATTAGGTGAAAACTCTAATGTGTCAAGATGATTATTAATTTTCTGTAGTTTATCTTCATCCAGAAATTTAATAATCTGAATCAATTCGTTCATTTATGAAGGTTTTGTCGGCCAACTAGAATGTGAATGATCATCTGCTAATGCTTTTGCAGTCAAACTAGCACTATTTGCTATTGTTGATGGAAGATCTCTTAATGCCTGTCTATAAGTTACATACTCTGCTTTCTTACTATTATCTAATGGAGAATCATTACCTTGAGTCCAATCAGACCATGCCAATAAAGCATTTCTATATTCCTTTACTTCATTTAAATGATTTCTTGCTGCTTCTAGTGCAGCAGATGCAGCAGTTTTTTCATTAGCATGATCTGTTACTGCTTGTTGCCAAATACCTATTTCAACAATTTCTACATTAAATTTATTTTCAGGAATATATTCAATATGACCTTTACTTGTTGTACTATCCCACTGTACAGCATGAACATCTGAAGGAATCCAAGATATGTCAACATTACTGACTATTACTGCTTCATTGTCAATAATAATAGTTTTATCTTCAGGAACAATTGTTAGTTTCATTCTTCTATCTCCGTTACATTTTTTATTTGTTTAGATTTTAGTAATCTTTCTTGAGCTTTTAATTCTAACTCTCTTTGATATATTTCTTGTGCTTTCATAGTCGATTTCACAGTTTCATTTCTAAACGATTCAATAGAAGCACAAGTTGCTCTCTGTTGCCCTGAGTTTTCAATCATCATCATAGGCAACCAAGTAACTGCACATCCATATTCATCGGTTTCTTGTCCTGTATTAGGATTCAAACCACGAACATGAGTAAACCAAGCACACTGCATTTGAATACAATCTTTACCTATTAAAGGACAAAAATTGCCTTGTTCCAGTTTCATATTATTTTAATCCTTAGAACATATTATAACATCAACATACGCAACTCGCAAGTCCAAAGAACCAGAACTACTAACACTAACACTATCACTGAAACTGTGATCGTGACTAGGACCTGAGTGACTGTGATCACTAGGAGAACCAGAACCACTGAAACTATCACTGAAACTAAAGTTGGAACCACTTATAGCATAGTTAACTATTGCGTGATAGTGACTACTACCACTACCAGAACTACTAACACTAGGTCGTCCTGAAGAACCAGCATTTAAAGTATCAGTAAGACCATATTGTCCACCAGAAGTACCAAGAGGAGCATGATATTGGTGGGCGTGTGATGCTAATTGTGCAGTACTTAATGATACTTGAGTGGTATTAGCGTACATATATTGAGTTCCACTACAATTACCACTAACAGATCCACTAACACTAACAGATCCAGCATTATCACTACTTGTAGACCCATTACCACCACTTCCAGTCGTTCCACTAGCAGTTCCAGATCCACTAACACTTAAACTTCTGCTGGCAAATATAGCAGTAAATCCATCAACACCACCACTACCACCACCACTAGTGTTAACAACTCTAATTGCTTGGTTATGATGTGTTGTTACCTTAGTCCATCCAGTAGGAGCAGATGATTGATAGAATAACATCACAGATCCTGAAGGAACTGAACCAGAACCTACCTCACCTTTCTGACCCTTATCATTCAAATCACCTTTATCACCTTTATCACCTACTCCAATTTCACCTTTCTGTCCTTTAGTAGAATTATCTGCTCCTACTTCACCTTTCTGACCCTTATCATTCTGCTCACCTTTCTGTCCTTTGTCACCACCATCACCCTGTGCTCCATCATCACCTTTAGCACCTTTATCACCTTTATCACCTACTCCAATTTCACCTTTTTGCCCAACACCTATTTCACCCTTTTGCCCTACTTCACCCTTATCTCCAGTAATACCCTTATCTCCAGTATTACCCTTCTGGCCCTTTTCACCCTGAACTCCAATTTCACCTTTCTGACCTTTATCACCTTGAGGACCAACATCAGTAATATTAATGGTTCCTACCATACTTCCATGATACTGGCAAATATAATACAGAGTATTTGGTGCATTATACGGAACTTCAAAAGTTATAGTTCCTGATTGAATACCGTTATTAGTTACTCCAGTACTATACGCACTACCAGTTCCAGTAGTTGCTGCAGTTTTAATCCAGAAAGGATGTCCACTTGCATTTACATTAAAGATATAAGTAAATCCTCTAAGTAAATTAAGAGTTGGATCGCTAGAACCATCTATGGTGTAATCACTAGATCCACTAGCAGTTACTGAAAATGCTCTTCCACCTAACGTACCTTTATCACCTTTATCTCCAGTAGCACCTTTGTCTCCAGTATTACCAACTTCACCTTTCTGTCCTTTATCACCACTATTTCCCTGATTACCTTGAGCTCCTACTTCACCCTTTACTCCTTTATCTCCCTTATCACCAGTGTCTCCTTTATCTCCAGTAGAACCTTTATCACCAACATTACCCTGCGATCCTACTTCACCTTTATCTCCTTTATCTCCAGTGTCTCCTTTATCTCCAGTAGAACCTTTGTCACCTTTATCTCCAGTAGCACCTACATTACCTTGTGCTCCAGTATCACCTTTTTCACCTACATTACCTTGTGATCCAGTGTCTCCTTTGTCACCTTTATCACCAGCAGCACCTACATCACCTTGTGAACCTGTGTCACCTTTTTCACCTACATTACCTTGTGCTCCAGTGTCTCCTTTGTCACCTTTATCACCAACATTACCCTGCGATCCTACTTCACCTTTATCACCTTTATCACCAGTATTTCCTATAACACCTTGAATACCTTGAGCACCTACTTCACCCTTCTCTCCTTTTTGTCCACCACCTGGGCCAATAGGACCTTCATCACCTTTTACACCAGTATCACCTTTTTGTCCCTGATTACCTGTACCACCCTGAGATCCTAAATCTCCCTTATCACCTTTATCACCTGTAGATCCGCCTGGTCCTGGAGGTCCACCTGCAGGTCCTGGAGGTCCTGCAGATCCATCATCTCCTTTATCTCCAGTAGCACCTTTGTCACCTTGTGGTCCTGCTACAGTAGAATCTTCACCTTTATCTCCCTTATCTCCAGCGTCTCCCTTATCTCCAGTAGCACCTTTATCACCTACATTACCTTGTGCTCCTACTTCACCTTTCTGTCCTTTATCACCAGTAAGACCAACTTCACCCTTTACTCCTTTCTGTCCTACACCTACTTCACCCTTTTGACCTAGATCTCCTTTATCTCCAGTAGCACCTTTATCACCAACATTACCCTGCGATCCTACTTCACCTTTCTGTCCTTTGTCACCAGTTTGACCTAGATCTCCTTTATCACCTATTTCACCTTTAGAACCAACTTCACCTTTTTGACCTACACCCAGTTCACCTTTTTGTCCTACGTCACCTTTATCACCTACTAAACCTTGAGAACCTGTGTCGCCTTTTTGCCCAGCTGCACCATCAACACCCTTATCACCCTTATCACCTTTTTGCCCTATCTCACCTTTAGTACCCTTTTCACCTACTTCACCTTTATTACCTTTTGCTTCTACATCACCTTTTTGACCTTTCTCACCCACTTCACCTTTAGGACCTTCAGGTCCTGGAACAACAGATGCTTCACCTTTTGGTCCTACAATTCCTTGCTCACCTTTATCACCTTTAGTACCAAGATCTCCTTTATCCCCATCACCACCTGGACCACCTGCTTCACCTTTTGCACCAGGATCAGGTATTCTAGTCCAAGCATAACCATTCCACTTCCAAGTAGCACTACCGAAAGAATATGTATCACCTACATTAGGATTTATGGGAAAACTTATAGTCATGATGGTTTAGTAGGCCAAGTTGGGTTGCTAGGATCAGCAGTATTTGCAGGAAGATCTCTTAAAGTTTGCCTATAAGTTTTCCAGTCATTATCATTTGATAGAGTTACATCTCTACTCTGAGTCCAATCGGATTGAGTAAGAAGTAGATCTCTAGTTTCTCTAAGTGTTTTAAGATAATCATCATTAGTAGGTAAATTAGGATTAAAGAATCCAGCAGATGTTGTATATTTCCATCCAGCATTTACACCACATTCTGATCCAGTAAAATATGTACTTCCTATACCAACAACAGTAGTTCCAGTTGGATGATGAAAATCAGATATTG